GATCTGCTAACTGGTGAAGTATCAATCAGCGTTCTATCCGATTGGAGCTAAACATGGCTGATAATGACAAAGAGCGCGAGCGTTTCTTGACTAAAATCGGTCAGGTAAAGCCCGTGGAAAAGAAAGAAGCAAAACCAACCGCTAAGAAAGATGAGGAGTAATCCACATGGCAGTTTTTCTCAATAACAACGTTGGGTTGAAAATCAATAACGTGGATCTCTCTGATCACGTTACTGCAATCACCCTAAACCAGACTTTTGACGAGCTAGAAGTAAGTGCGATGGGCGACACATCGAGAAAGTACGTCAAGGGATTGGAAACCGCAACCCTTACCGTGTCATTTCTCAATGATCAAGCAGCTGGCGAAGTATTGGCAACCCTTCAAGCAGCTTTCGGAACAACCGTAGCTTGGAAGGCAATCAATGATTCAAGCGCAGCAGTATCCGCCGCAAATGAGTTATACAGCGGCGACATCTTGGTGAACAACCTAACACCTATCAATGGTGGCGTGGGCGACATGGCAACAATGGATGTAACCTTTACGGTAAACTCCGCAGTCACCGTAGCCGACACAGGCTCGTTCTAATAAACGAAAGAGGGCAAAATGGCAAGTCTAAAAGTAGTCAGGGCAGATGGCAGCGAATCTTCACACGAGATTACGCCAGCCATTGAATATGCTTTTGAGCAGTACGCAAAGAAAGGCTTTTACCGAGCCTTCCGCGAAGATCAAAAGCAATCAGACATCTATTGGCTTGCATGGGAGTGCCTACGCAGATCAGGCACAGATGTTAAGCCGTTTGGGGATGCTTTCCTACAAACCTTGAGATCAGTAGAGGTCTTAGGAGATGATTCCCCAAATGGCTGACGCGTGATTCTTGGACTTACCGCATAGCTGAGTTATCGGTAAATCTAGGAATCGCGCCTAGCGAATTTATTAACATGGATCGTGATTTACTAAAAGCGATTTATGAAGTAATTAAGAAGCAAGGGGAAGCGCGAAAACATGCCAGTCGTAGTAGCCGGCGTAAGTGAATTAAAACGCGCTTTGAAAAAATACGCACCTGATTTGCGTAAAGAGATGGACACAACAATTAAGACAGAATTAAAGTCTGTCATAAATGAAACACGCAGCAAAGTACCCGGAAGCCCACCCGGAAATTTGTATAACTGGCAAGACCGTGGACAAAATCCAACGAGCAGAACTTCCAAAACGCGACCATTTCCACTATACAATCCAATGTATATTCGCAAAGGTCTTGTTTACAGAACAGGAACAAGCCGAGCAAATCCTTATGGATTCGCTGCTTTATTTTCTTTATGGAACTCTAGCGATGTAGGCTCTATCATAGAAATTGCCGGCAGAGAAAGCCCGTATGGTCGCCCACAGATGGGCATCAGCGGAAGCAAATCAACTCAGAAATTTGGGCGCTCAAATAATCCCGATGCTGGTCGTAAATTTGTTGGCGCGATGAATGGCGTGGGCGCACTAAAATCTTATGAATCCACAAACGCTGCAAAACGCCGGAGCACGGGTCGATTGCTTTACGCCGTTTATGCAGATCGTCAAGGTAAAACGTTAGATGCTGTAATGCGAGCAGTTGAATTAGCAGCTAATAAATTCAAAATGCGAGCAAAGCCCACACAGTTTAAGAAGGTGGCATAATGGCTGTTCCTAATATTCGCATTGATATTGCCTCTGAGTTTAGAGATAAAGGATTCAAACAGGCAAGCAAAGCCAGTTTTGGTTTAGAAAAACAATTTAAGCAATTAGGTAAAACCTTCCTAACGGTATTTTCAGTAGCAGCCATTACGAAGTTTGGCAAAGAATCGGTGCGTGCGTTCAAGGAAGAAGAATTAGCCGCTAACCGATTTGAGCAAGCGTTGAAAGGTGTCAATCTAGGATTTGCCACACCTGCAATTGAGAATTATTTAGAATCATTAGAGCGTTCCACAGCAGTTACTAAAGGTGAATTGCGACCAGCATTTCAAACATTGGCACAAACTACTAGATCAATTAACAGGTCGCAGGATTTACTTGCCACAGCTTTAGACGTATCAGCTGGCAGCGGTTATGACTTGCAGACGGTTGTAAATGATTTATCACGCGCATATCTAGGCAATAACACTAGCCTTGCTAAATACAACATCGGATTGACGAAAGCCGAACTGAGAACCACACGTTTTAACGATGTCCAAGAATTATTAAACAAGCAATTTGCAGGTCAGAAAGCCGCACAGCTTGACACTTATGCTGGCAAAGTTGCTTTCATTGGCGCAGCTTATGAGCGTATGCAAACAACCGTAGGTGAAGGTTTAGTCGATGCGTTTGGCATGTTATCCGGCGAGAATGGGATCGCTGGCGCTACTGGTGCGATGGAAGAATTTGGCACAATAACAGCCGATGTATTCCGAGGTCTTGGATTCTACATTGGGCAGGTAACATCACAGATCGGCGGTAGCGGTGGATTGATGGCTGCCATTACTGGCACAGCCATGACCGGAAATCCATTAGCAGCTCTTATTGTCGCATTACAGAAAGCCGGACAAAAGACACGCCCACTATTCTTTCCAACCGCAGGAATCGGGCAACCCGGTATTGATGCCAAAAACCGTGCGATAGAAGAAGCTGCAATCAAGCGCCAAAAGGAACTTGAAGCGCTACGGCTAAAGTCAATCAAGCAACAGGAAAAGATTAACCGGCTAAAGCAAATCAGCCAAAAGATTGACAAGGCAGCAGCCAAGTTTGACGAACGCCGCATCCAAATTGCAGCAGCTTTGCAAGGCAATATCAGCGAAGAAGAACGCCGCCGATTACTTGAATTGCAGACAATTGAAGATCTAAAGCAAGCCATCCAAGAGCAGGATGTGGATAAGGCTGAGAAGTTATTAGAGCGTTTAGATAAACTACAAAGCCAGACTGAGATATTAGCCGAAACTTTAATTAACCTTGAAGCTGGAGATCCATTCACTAATTGGGATGATGCTTTCAAAAAGATTTTTGACCAAATTAATGCTCTATCTAAAACCAAACCTTTTGCCAATTGGAACTCTGATTTGCAAATGATTGCTTTAACCTTACAAGGCTTACTTGGCACAGTTTTGGGAATACAAGGCAAAGTCAATAGTCTTTTAACTGATGCTAAAAGTAAATCTGCCAACGCGCAAGCAGCGGTAGAAAGCGCAAAAGAAGAAAAGGCTAATGCGTATGCTATTGCCTCGGCAGCGACAGATGCGGCGGCTAAGGCAGCTGCCGAGGCAGCACAAAGAGCAATAGAAGAAGCACAGAAGGCGATAGAAGCAGCTCAATCTAAAGAAGAAAGGGATGCGGCTGAGGCATTTTTGGAAGGAGCAAATGCAGCCGCAGAAGCCGCAAAGGTTTTGGCAGAAGCGGCAATTTCCGCAGAAGAAGCTGCTGCACTTGCGGCAGCGAGCGAAGCATTAGAATTGGCAGTTAGTGGTGATATTGCCGATTTAGAAGCACAGGCATCGAGAATAAATGCACCTATAACAGTAGTTGTCGAAGGTAGCGTAGTAACGGCACAAGATCTAGCCGATACCATAACCGATTTGCAATACAATCAACAACGCTCAGGTCGCCGCACCATTTACAGCGCTAGGGCAATTTAATGCCAGCAGCACCCGTTGTAGGCGCGATTGTAGATTTCACGCCCGGTATCAGTATTCTCATAAATCCATTTACGCTTGATTCACCGCAATTAGGCGTGCTTGGTACTAACGTGCTTGGAGATCAGCCAGCCGATTATGTCGATATAAGCTCGCTAATCAAGAGCACATCAATTAGGCGTGGTCGCAACCGTATCTTATCTAAGTTTGAAGCTGGCACAGCTACGGTGGATATTTATGATCAGAACGGTGACTGGAATCCTAGCAATCCATCCTCACCTTATTATGGCAAGCTAATTCCGCTGCGTAAGATTCAAATCTTCGCTGATTACGATGGTGTGCGTTATTTCCTATTTACCGGCTTTATTACCAACTACATTACCAACTTTGCGTTAGGCACGGAAGAAGTGAGCCGTGTCACATTTCAATGCGTGGATGCTTTTAGATTGCTAAATGGCGCTCTAATTACCACAGTCACAGGTGCAAGCGCTGGAGATTTATCAGGCACACGCGTGAGCGATATTTTAGATGAAGTCAGCTACCCGGCAGGTCTGAGAGATATAGATGCCGGTGATACAACCCTGCAAGCCGACCCCGGCACATCGCGCAACGCTTTGGATGCTTTGCGTACTGTTGAGGATAGCGAGCTTGGCGGATTCTTTATCGATGGTGAAGGTAGGGCAACATTCTTATCTCGCAACGTTATTACTCAATCTCTTGGCTCAGTAGCTTACAGCTTTGCCGATGATGGATCTGGCATCGCCTATCAACAGGCAACAGTCAATCTCGATGCAGACCAGCTGCTCAATGATGTAACCGTGACACGATTAGGCGGTACTCCACAAAACGTTATTGACCAAAACAGCATTGATACTTACTTTGTCCATTCCGGCATCCGTGAGGATGTTTTGATGCAAACCGATGCCGTGGCGCTGGATATGGCTAACATGATTTTATCTACCAGATCTGACATCGAAACACGCATTGACTCTATTCAGCTAAACCTAGAGGATGGCGATGACATAAACCGTTGCGTAGCCGGTCTAAACATTGAGCTCTTAGATGCGGTAGATATTACGAAGGTTATGCCCGGTAGCACTACGGTAAACCAAACCTTGCTTGCTTTGGGCATACGCCATGATTTTAGCAACCGCAAGATGGTCACTACGATTTTCACAGGGGAAAGCCTAGTTAATGGCTTCCTACTGGATAGCAACACTTTAGGTATAATAGGCACAAACGCCCTGAGTTACTAAGGAGATCTAAATGGCAGGTGCAGGTTTTAAGACCTTTAACACAGGTGACGTTTTAACGGCATCGGATGTTAATACATATTTGATGCAGCAAACCGTCATGGTCTTTGACGATGCAGCTGCTAGAACGACAGCCTTGACCGGCGTAGTAGCCGAAGGCATGTTAAGTTATTTGAAAGACACCAACGCTGTTGAAGTTTACGATGGCAGTTCTTGGGTTGCTTCCGATGATCCGAACGCAATCCAAAACTCAATCGTAGATGCAAAAGGTGATTTAATTTCGGCAACTGCGGACAATACCCCGGCTAGGCTCGCCGTGGGCGCGGATAACACGGTGCTCACAGCCGACTCCAGTACGGCGACAGGATTAAAATGGGCTGCTGCGGCATCTTCAAGCGGCCCCGCATTTTCAGCCCAACTTACTGCCGACCAAAATCCAGCATCAACGACACAAACAAAAGTCATTTTTAATAGCGAAGTATTTGATACCGATGGTTGTTATGACCCAACAACCAATTATCGCTTTACACCCAATAAGGCAGGTTATTATTTTATCAACTTAGTTATTATCGCCAATGCCGGAACAAGTGCTTTTACTTTCGCTTATATTTACAAAAACGGTTCTATTTATCGCTATTCTTACGAACCAACTGATGATGTTGGATTTGGAGTAAGTGATTTAATTTATTTCAATGGAACGACTGATTATGTAGAGGCTTACGTTAAAATAAATGGAGACCCGACTAGAACGGTTTACGGTGGCAATACCGAGTCCGTCTTTTCCGGATTTTTTGTGAGGAGTTAAAATGACACTTTACGAACGACTAAGGGCTGCTGCTCCTTTTCTAACTGACAAAGATTTTTATCACAGAAATCCGAAAGTCATATTAAGGGATGATAGCGATGGTTTTGGCGAATACATTGAAAAGTGGGAACACTCTGAGCCAATTCCTGCCGGTTTCAAATTAGGTAAGTAGCACAATCTTTCAAAAGAATGCCAAAACTCTGCAAAGCCGGAATCACTTTAAGAGAAGCCATTGACGATGCGTTCCCCGATAGAAGTAGATCTCGTGATGGGTGGATCGGTGATGCGCGCCATGCAGCTCGTAAGTCCGATCACAATCCTACTGCTGAGGGCATCGTTCGTGCCATCGACATTGATGCTGATTTGGGATCCAAATTGCCCGAAGCGTTCGATCTTGCGGATCAGTTACGATTACTTGCCAGACAAGATAAACGAATTTCTTACATCATCTTCAACAAGAAGATTGCCAGCTGGCGAAGAAACTACAAATGGAGAAAATACACCGGACTGAATCCGCACACCTCACACATCCATGTTAGCTTTTCAAGTCATGGCGACCACGATGGCAGCATGTTTAGAATCCCCCTACTGACTGGAGAACCGATAAATGGAACAAGCAAAAAGACTCGCCGCAAGTTGGGCAAGATCCTTTCTAGCAGCTTGCCTAGCAACCTACATAGCAATAGGTTGGGATCAGAAAGCGATCCTAGCCAGCGGTGTTGCTGCCGTTGCACCTGTAATTCTTCGTTGGCTAAATCCTAAAGATGCCATAGGCGGCATCCGGCGTTGAGTCCGGCGGAATGGGCTGCGTTTGTTGCAGCCATCCTCTCTTGTGTTGCT